GAGCGCAGATCAGGTAGCACAGGTGCTGACGGACTGCTTTCCCAAGAAAGCTACGAGGGTGCGGATTCACACTGCCGGTGACTTCTTCTCTGAGCAGTATTTCCTTGGCTGGCTGAAGTTCATCCGCAGCAAGCCCGATGTCCTGTTCTGGGCATTCACGAAGTCACTGCCCTTTTGGGTGAAGCACCTGGATGAGATCCCGTTGAATCTCATGCTGCAGGCATCTTACGGCAGCAAGCATGACCATCTCATCGACTGGCACAAACTCAAGTTCGCCAGGGTCGTCTGGTCGAAGGAAGAGGCAGATCGGCTTGGTCTACAGATCGACACCGATGACAGCTTGGCAGCATTGCAGGACAAGTCTTTTGCTCTCTTGGAGAACTTCTCAAAAACATGACCAACCCACTAGACTCCCAGATCGGCGGCAACCACTACAAGGACTTCAGTATTCAGCCCATCGAGTTTATTGAGGCTAACAAGCTACCATTCCTGGAGGGTTGTATCATCAAGCGTGCTTGCCGCCATGGTGCCAAAAACGGTGCCGAGGACGTTCGCAAGATCATCCATGAGGCAAGGCTGCTGCTGAAGCTGCGCTACGGTGTTGACGAGTGACGATAAAACTCATCTGCACGCTACACTGCCCGAGTGTATTGTGCGACGATACACAATCCCGCTCGGGAATAACTCTGGTTGACCCTACTGCCCAATCGTCGATTATTCCCGCTCGGTAGCATGAGCCAACCTGACATCCTCGCCGACCTTGAATCCCTCCGTGAGTCGTTCTTGCGCGAAGCTCGCAGCTACGCCAAGCAGGGCGGCACGAAGGACGGCGATAGGCCGAAAGACTCAACGCCTTGGCAGCAGTGCTGCGCCATTTCGTCTGGGACGTATCGGGTAGCCGCTCACGAACTCAACAAACTCATCAAGAAGCACCGGCTTTCACTGGCCAGTGAAACGGTGGGTTCTGAGTGAACTCTCAAGTTGCTATCAATTTCCTCTCAACTGATAGATGCCCTACGGACTGCCAGGTGCCATGAAACTGCCAGCCTGTACTGGCATCCGCGAGGATGACCGCATTCTCCTGCTGCCGGAGGGTACCGTCTGCCAGCCCTTGTTCCCCTGCGCAGATCAGGACGGATGGGATGGTCACTGGGCAGTCCTGATCCCCAAGCTGGGACAGGTCAGGGTGCCTGGGGATGCCCTCCCAGTGAAAAAATAGGCAAAAAAGAATTTGCGGACATCGGGAAATGTGGCATACTGAGGGTGTCCAGCAGGACACCACCCACAACACCACACACATCATGTTCACCCTCATCGATTCCTTCAACCACACGGTCATCAGCCGTCACCGCACCCTCCTGAACGCGGTCAAAGCTAAGCTGGCGCACATCCGCGCAATTGAGCGCAGGTATGGCCCCAACTCGTATCTCACGTACGAGATCACAGAGAATGGCAAGCGTGTTGGCATCGACGATATCCACGATGCCGAGCATCAACTTGATCTCCTCCGCTAATCCCACCCACAACCCACACCACCCACAATATGTATACCCTCACCGAAGCTCAAGCTAACGAAATTGCCGCTCGCATCGACTCCGCATTCGGAGATCGCGACATCATCACGATGAACACGTCGAGCATAATTGGCCAAAGTAATTTCTACGGGGATGAACACGATCCTCAACTCACGCGCAGTTGTGTTATGGCTTGCATTGAGTGCGCACTCGACAACTGGTACCAACCCGAAGACGAAACCGATGAGGAGTGGGTTGATAAAATTGCCACCAACATCATCAACGACATCCTGTAATCCTCCCAGCGATCACACCGTCACCCTTCACCGGGTGGCGGTTTTTTTATGCCTGTGCAGGAGATTGCACTTTCTGACAGGTTCTGTGGAGTCAGGCACTGCTTCCGGTAGGAGCAGAGGGCTGTTTCAGAGCATAGCAATCCCCTGACCGGGAAACTGCCATGCTCAAGCTCCACTTCCGTATAGGTCGTCGGGAGTCCCGTCGCATAATCTCGCTGCCTCCCTGCTCGGCTGGCTCAGTAGCACACAGGTCGAACGGCAACGAGCGCAACCCATCTTTGCAGATGCGCCTTTTGCACGGCTGATTTGCTGTCCACCGTGCGCCGAATCCTCCGACTGCCCGCGTTGCCCAACTCAGGGACGCTACAATCTTCTGCCAGGCGAGGAATACCCGAAACAAAGAGGCCGACGCGGGCAAGAACGTCGGCCTCAGAGCGGTTTGCTGTGGGCGGATTACGCCTTGCCCAGCGCAAACCTATAAGTTCCCTTACCATACCACAAGAAACAGTCAAGCAAGGACTTGATTTGATTTTCTGCGCTATTACTCTTCTGCGTGAAGAAAGACCCACGCCTAGCCCGAGTCGGAGTTACTGGCTACAATAAGCCAAAGCGCACTCCCAGCCATCCGACCAAGAGTCATGTTGTCGTTGCCAAGGAAGGCGGCGAGGTGAAGACGATCCGCTTCGGTCAGCAGGGTGTCTCAGGATCGCCCTACAAGAAGGGTGAATCTGCTGCCGATAAGAACCGGCGAGAGTCGTTCAAGGCACGTCACGACGAGAACATCAAGAAGGGCAAAATGTCTGCTGCTTACTGGGCGGATAAGGCAAAGTGGTAACTTTATGTTCCAACTTGAAGTCACCAAGGAGAATCTTGGGCAATACAGACCGACACCGCATCCAATCTTGGTTGCTCCGTCACCGGAGGTCATCGCGGCACTAGTGAAGCAGGTCGGCATGGACGAGGTAGTTCGTCGCCTACAACTGCGCGAGGACAAGATCCTGGCCGAAAAGATGGATCCCTTCCGGCATGGCTACGAGCCAGAACACTGGAAGACGGCAGACGCAATGCTCTCCGATCCCGAGGTCAATGAGCTTGTCATCCTTGGAGGTAACCGAGCCGGTAAGTCGGAATATGCTGCAAAACGTGTTGCCCAGGTGTTGTCGAAGTATCCCGACAAGCGGGTCTGGTGCGTGCATACGACGAACATGAGTAGCGTGCAGATGCAGCAACCGCTTGTTTACAAATACCTGCCAGCCGAGTTCAAAACTGCCAAGAAGACGAAGATCACCAACGTCAGCTTCACCCAGAAGAACGGATTCAGCGAGAATACATTCGTGCTGCCGAATCGCAGTCAGTGCTATTTTCTCAACCAGTCCCAGGACATCAAGGTCATCGAGGGTGGTGAGATCGACTTCCTCTGGATCGACGAAGAGGTCAATAGCGACTGGCTAAAGACGCTGCGCTACCGCCTCGCTTCCCGCCGAGGCAAGATGATCCTGACTTTCACGCCGATCTCGGGCTATACAAGCGTCGTCAAAGAGTACATGGCTGGCGCACAGGTTACCGACTGGAAGTCTGCCAGCTTGCTGAAGGATTCCGTCAACGTACCTGGAGGTGATAGGGGCATGATGCCTCACGTAGCTAAGTGCCACAAGCCGAACGGCAGAGTGATGTGGTTCCACTCGGAACTCAATGCCTACTCTCCGTTCACCGAGATTCAGCGAGCATTGCACGGCAGAACAGGCTACGAGGTCAAGATTCGTGCTTACGGCTACGCAGAAAGCCTAGCGGGGAGTCAGTTCCCGAAGTTTGGCGACTGGAATATCATTCCCGACGACCAGATACCGGAAAAAGGAACAAATTATATGGCAGTTGACCCTGCTGGTGCGCGAAACTGGTTCATGCTCTGGCTGAGAGTAGACGAGCATGGTCGCAAATTTATCTACCGGGAGTTCCCTGACATTAGCTACGGCGAATGGGCAATCCCTTCCGACAAGGCCGATGGTCGTCCAGGCACTGCACAACGCAACGGTGCTGGTCGAGGCATCAATGACTACAAGGCACTGATCCGTGAACTAGAAAACAAAGAAGATATTGCTGAACGATTTATCGATCCGCGAGCAGGTGGCACTCAAGCGATTGGCAAGGATGGTGGCACAAGCCTCATCGACCTGATGCAGGAAGACCCTGACCCGATGTACTTTACACCGGCAGCAGGAATCAGAGTCGAAGATGGCGTTTCGATGATCAATGACTGGTTAGCCTGGGACAAAGACCAACCCTTGCTTGCGCTTCACAATGAGCCTAAGTTGTACATTAGTGAAAACTGCCGCAACATCATCTACTCTCTCAAGGAATGGACAGGCGCAGACGGAGACAAGGGTGCAACCAAAGACCCTGTTGACGTTCTGCGCTACCTTGCTGTCATGAACCCAGAGCATCAAGGCACCGGCGGGTATCGAGCATTTGGAAACATAGGATCATACTGATATGGAAAACAAGACGAATACCGATAAGTTGGCTTTTTACACCGCACAACCGGATGTAAATGAACTCTCAAGCGAACTTACTCGCAGTCTGTATACCACCGCTGATTTTGAGAGGCTGAACAATGCCGATGACATCCGCTTTTGCCGTTGGGCAGGGCAGTCCGATGACGGGAAAAAGCACTCCGAGAACCTTCCGAACAACCAACAGGCTTTTCCCTTTGAAGGTGCGTCCGATGTTCGCAACCGTCTTGTCGATTCGACCATCAACGAACTGGCAACGGTGCTAACAACCTCGTTTGAGCGTTCGCAGATCACTGTTTCTCCGACTGAATTTAACGACCAGGCAACCGCTTCCGCTGCAACTACCCTCATGGCTTGGCTTGTGCAGCAGAAACTGCGTCACGAAGTCAACCGAGAGGCTGAGTTGGGAGCGCAATACGGTCTGCAATACGGATGGACGGTGTTTTACGTCGGTTGGGATCAGCAGATCGCTACCAGGTTCCAGAAAATTAGCATTGATGAGGTCGCTGCCATTGCCGAACAGATGCAAGGCAGTGCGCTTGCCGAACTCCCGGCACTTATTGCCAACCCAGACAGTGCAGATATGGCGGCAGAACTTATTGTCGCTGCCATGCCTGGTTATTCCATCAAGGATTCCCGCCAGATGGTCAAGGATTTACGCGAAACCGGCGTTGGCAAGATCGAGGAAAGCTATGTGCGCCGAAACCTGCCGTGCATTTCTGCACTCAAGCCATTTGAAGAGGTCGCTTTCCCACCGGAAACCATCGACCTGCAATCTGCCCGAGTTATCTTTCGCCGAGTCTACATGACTGAGGTCGATCTGCGTGCGAAAGTTGTCGAAGAGGGTTGGAACAAGGACTTTGTTGAGTCTGCGGCAAACACCGCTGGCAAGATGAGCTACTACGCCGACCCAACTGACTCGATCACTGCACTCGGAACATCTCCAGTGACTCGGCAGGATAATCTCATCGAGATCGTCTACGCATACGCCAGGCAGATTAACGAAGAGGGTGTTCCCGGCATCTACTGCACGGTGTTTTCCTCACTGGTTGAGGAGCAACTGTACGCCAAGCACGAACTGCTAGACTATGCCCATGGTGAATATCCCTTTGTCGAGTTTCGTCGTGAGGTTCTGCGTCGTCCGATCACCGAAAGCAGAGGTGTCCCTGAACTTGGTATGACCGAGCAGGATGAGATCAAGGCACAGCACGATAGCATTCGTGACCGCACTGCTTTCGAGACTCTGCCACCGCTCAAGGTCGTCAAGCGCATCGGTGCTATCAACAAGATTGGCCCAGGCGTTCAGCTTCCGGTCACCCGTCCAGATGATTACTCATGGATGGAAGCACCGAGTCGCGCACCTGCCACTGCATTCAGCCTCATTGAGCGAGTCGAGAATAATCATGCACAGTACTTCGGACTGAACCGAGGAACGGTTCCGCCAATTAAAGCCCAACTTGCCCAGCAACAGCTTGTAAACCGTTGGCTTGGCACCTGGGCAAAGATATACAGTCAGGTTTTCAGCCTCTGTCTGCAATATATGCCGCAGGAGGAGATTGAACGCATCACTGGTGTTCCGCTGCCGCAGAATCTGACCGACATCAGTGGAAGTTATGACTTCATCATCCGCTTCAACATTCAGACCCTCGACAACGACCTGGTTGCCAAGAAACTACAGGCACTGGCGCAGTTTGTTGTACCTCTCGACGTTGGCGGAGTACTGAACCGCAACCGACTGGTGCAAATGGTCATCGAAGCTGTGGCTCCCGAGTCTGCGCGTGATCTTATCATGGATCAGACTTCCGCTTCCGAGAAAATGTTCCGAGAAGTGCAGTCCGATATCGGCATGATGATGCTTGGTAACGAACCGATGTACCGAGAAAACGATCCGACAGCACAGGCTCGCCTTCAGTACGCGCAAGACGTTCTTTCCAAGAACCCGAAGGCGCAACAGGCAGCACAGTCCGATCCTCTCTTCCAGGCACTGCTCCAGAACTACGTGAAAAACCTCGAAATGAGCTTGATGCAGCAGCAGAACGCTCAGATTGGACGCATGGGAGTTACTCCGGTTAGTGAACAGATGACACAACAGCAAGCATAATGAAAGAGCAAGACGTTATTGAAGCATTTACCTTAGCCAAGGGATCAAGGGCATTCTGGGACGCACTGATGGCAGTGATTCAATCCGAACACAACAATGCGCTCGCTAATCTTCTCGACATTGCTAACACTGGAGAAACCCGCGCCCATTACGCTGGACAAGTTGCTGCACTTATTGATCTGCGTGCCGTTTTGCAGGACTATG